TCAAATAGCTTTTTTTGCTCCTCAATAGTCCTAAGCCCATCAATAACGGCAAAGTCTATAGGCGTTATTTGTATGGCGCGTTTTATCACTGTAACCAAGGCTGGATGCACGCCTTCTAAGTTATCAAGTGACCGTTTGGATAGCTTAAATGTCATAGACACAACCATAGCCCATAACCCACAAATGCACCAGATAGAATTTCACCATATCTAGATCCTTCTTTTGTATCAAGACCCCATCCTATAGCATATGCGAACCCCCTCATGGCGCCGCCAACTAACAAGGTATAGCCTTCTAAATCATGCGCCATAAGGATGATTGAGGGGATAAGGACTTGAACCGCGCCAAGAACGGTATTGCCGATAAAATCGTATGTCTTGGGGTTTACCTTGTCCGATAGCCAACTAATGAGAAAATCTATGTCATTGGGTTTTCTTATAGGCCCTGTCCAAGTACCGCCATCGAGATACTGACGTGTTCCCATGCGCTTTGTCATTGCAAGGGTAATGTAAGCAGGGATAACCCAATAGCCTATCAGTGGCCAGAATAAGAGCATAGGGAGCGCATACAACCATTGGTCTAATCCCCATGGTATTTTTGGCCAGCCGCCACCGCACATACGGGACAGCCATGCCATGTATGGGATAATGAGCATCATAACTAAATCCCCAACTTTTGCTTAATCCAGTCCCATGAAAATGTCATAACAAATGTTATAACTCCAACCAAGGTTAAGGCTTGGGTTTTTACTTTTTCTAAGCCAGAGATTTGTTCTTCGTGGTCGTTTACACGCTCAACTAGACTTCTCATTCCGCCCTTAATTTCGCCAACGTCTTCGCTTATTTTTAATAATGTTTTATACATTTCGTCACTCATTTAACCAACTCCATGTCAAATTTAATATTCGTCATGCTAACACCCAATTTGTTCCATCATAATAGAACATGGCTTCAGTGTCGCCAGTCAGAGAGGCTAGAGTTGTACCGTCATGGTTTTTAACAACAATAGGTGACGCCCATGCGCTTGTTCGTGTCACGCAGACAGTTTGCCCCTGCTTCGCTGGTAGGTTTTGAAGGTATGAGCCAGATGGGCCTCGCTTGTTGGATAGAGTTAAATTGCGGGATACAGCTCCAGACGTTCCGCGTCTGTATGTGAAGTCCTCGAACACTGCATAGTGCGTGTGGTCAGTATCTCGCAAGGACATACTGCCGCCACGTATTACAGGCAACACACTCTCAAAACTAAAGTTTGTGATATAGAATGTGGAGATAGCTGGGATGTACCCTGCTTCTGACATCTTTGTATGGAAGCGGAAGTTTGTGATAACATCCTGCGCGGTTGAGTTATCCGCAATACTGAAGTTATTGAATGTGACAGACCCCCATCGTGCGCCAGAAGTTGGGTTTCTAAACAGGTACAGAGGAAGATTTACAGTCACCGCCCCAGTTTCGTTTCGTACGGTCATGCTGTCTATAATAGCTCTATCAGTAAAAGCGCCCTTGATGATAGCGCCAGTACCAGAAGCGCCATCGGTTGTATGACAACGATTTTGCAATAACAGGGCATCACGAATGGCAAACCCATCAGAAGACACCATCTCAATAAAACATGGGTCTGCACCAGTTAGTACGTTTCCTTCCATGTGAAGACCAGTAAAGGCAAATCCTCTAACTGTGTCGCCATATATAAGCCTGTTAGATATACACCACTCAATATTAAAGTTAATAAAGTTACTTGTTCCCATTGCAGTGCCACCAGATGAAAAAACAACTGGGGCGGCAACTGCCTGTGCAACACTAGAGCCCCCTTGACAATAGATGTTTTCAAACAGGTTTTGCGTGCCAAAGTTAGATAATTTGAACAAAGTGTTATAAGCCCCAGCAATGACAAAATCGCGCATAGAGTTTGAAAAGAAAAATGCTGCGTTATTTCCATCAATATTTACACAGTTGTAAGACCTTGGGTCAGAGCCACCTATCCCAGTTGACCCAGCGGTCATATAAGAAAAGCTTGACCAGAAGATACTGCCAAACCTCATTGCAGAAGCATTTGTCTGTCCAGATTGGTCAACACCGTGTGTGGCTATAACACCAGATACACGCATTCCACCTCTATGGTTTGTTCCAGTTACATCTCCAAAGGTAATGCACGGCTCATTAAGAGCGTACTGAACAATTTTAAAACCAGCAGAGTGCCAAACTCCATTATAGGTAGTATTGGGCATAAACGTTATTCCGCCAGTATTTTCAATCTCACAGCGCGCTGGTAGCGATATAATCTCAAGACTGTTTGCTAGGGCGTATGCGATTCCCGCGTTCAATGCCGTAGCATTTGCCTGGCGCTGCGCTTGTGTAACGCCAGTTCCTAATGTCCCGCCGTTTATGGTTATATACATGTTAAGGTTGAGCGTCCCTCGCAAAACTGCTGGGGTTGCTTCTAGGGCTGTCGCTATACTATCGCCTCTGGTATTAAGTAAAACGCTCAATCTATCACCTCTTCTGTTCCATCATATACTGCTTCTGACCCGTCAAAGACGGGAGTTAAAAATTTGTGAAGCTGGCCCCCCATTTGCCAGCTAGATAATTTCCAACCTGATTTTTCTCGCTACTGCTTAAAACCCGCGTAAATATAATTATCTCGCCGATGTCTCCATCCCAAGGATTTGTGCTTCCAGTCTGTGACCCAACCGTAAAAGACGTAGCTGTGAATACTCCCCTTGGGGCGTTGCTTCCGACAAGCAGGTTTCCTTCTCTGTATACCTTTAAGTTCGTAGAGTTATCTGGCGAAACCAGCATAGCAATGTGGCCATCAGTCGTTTCAGATGTTGTGGCCACAGATGATGTTGCTGTTGATAAATCGCCATGTGTTGCACCAAAACTCGTGCCAGATATTCGGATAAACCGAAAACGATTGTTCCCGCCATCTTGAGCGTTTATGGGCTGTCTGTTTGTGTTATTCTCTGTGTTTCTATAAACAAGAAACATAGTCACATCTCCATTTGGAATGGAGTATGTTCCAGACGGTAGCGTTAGCCTGTCATCCGTCCCGTCAAAGCGAATGACATTTCTGCCATTAAGGGTGGCAGAACCTGTTGAGGGCTGTGCTGGAACAGTTCCTTGTGTAGCATGATACCAGTTTCCAGACTTATCATTCCATTGCGATACAGTCCCAGAAGACTGCGTGATTGTGGCTGTATCAGAAGCGTCAAGCCATAAAGCTAGGCCAGAAATGTCCGTGGGGGTAAATGGCGGAGTGGCAGTATTTAAGCTATTCCAATCAGATACGCCCTGTGATTGAGCATAGGCCGCCATCGCCCCGTTTAATTCAGTGTAGGATGATGATAATTGTGCGTTAATCCATTGAAGGAAACGCCCGTTAAAATCTCCCGCAGGAATACCAGCCGCGTCAAATAATGCGTGCCAGTCACCGTTGTAATTAAAAACAGTTCCAGTCGTATCTCTTACGGATTGTTGCTTATCTGATTGGTTTGTCATTGCTTGCCCCTTAAATCAACATAACTCAAAACAGATAGTAAAAATGTGCCTGACGATAAAGTTCTGTATCTAAACTGTGCGTTTGTGTCTGCTAAAAATTGCACAGGATAGGGGGTTGCGCTTGTGCCGTTCAATACGTTTACAACCGATGTTAAAGGAGCGGCTGATAGGCTAGGAGCGGCGGCGGCACTTGATAAAGCACTAATGTAAGCGTGGTTTCCATTGTTTCCGATAGACACGTTTGCGTTGACAAGTGTATTCACACCCGTTGGGACGTTTGTTAAAGTGCCTGTTTTATCCGTAGTTCCAGATGCACCATCGTTTACGTCCAAAATAGGCGTGTTAATAATAAATAAATCACCTATTTGTGTAAAGCTGTCCCATTGTCCAGAGCCGTTTGTTCTTCTTGCGCCAATCCGTCTGAATTGCGTGTAGTTTGTTGGGAGCGTGGGCGATGTTGCGTTGGTTGAGAACACCACGTCCACAACGCCCGTATCAGGTCTGCGGATAGCGTAAAAGTGATACCATGTGTTATTCGCGATAGTACCCGTGTCAAGGCCGCCGTTACCCGTACCAACCGCCCATGCGGAGGTCGTTTTACCGATAGAAGAAGCGAGTATTAAATACGCCGCGCCCGTCGAGTTTGTGGCCGTTCCCGCGCCTATCGTCATGGTCGTGGATGAACCAGCCGTGGACATAACATAGCCATCAATGTAGTTTCTTAGGATTGTCTGCGTAGGCGCAAGGGCTATAATATCAGAAACTGGCGTTTTTCTTAATGCATCAAAGTCGCTTGTATCACCAAGGAACAGGTAATCGCCCGTAGCAGCGGTCACAGAAGTAAGGCCACTTAGCACGGTTTTATCCAATGCTAGGTTTTTAATAGAGTAGTTTGCCAAAACGGGGAATCTTGCTGGCGTAAGCATTTGGGCGTTTGTTCCGTCATGCTCAAGCAGAACAATATCGCCAGTTGTGATGTCGCCCGCAGAAAGGGCCTGCCCCAACTTTTGTATTGTAATCCCGTTAAATGTTGCCGCCCCAGTGTTTGTCCCACCAGCCTTAAATGATATTACTTTACCAGCCGCATCAAAAGAACCACCAAGCGGTACTGTCGCCGTGATTGTGTTCGTTCCTGAAGATGTGCCACAATACGTAGAGGATATAAGCTGGTCTGCGCGGGCGTAGTCAGTGCCAGCCGTTGCTGCGCCTACGTTTGTGTGCTTATATGTTGCCATTGGCAAGTTGGCGGTAATGGTTGTTTGTCCATCTTTTGTAATACAGGTTGAAAGCCCCGTAGCAAATCCATTCATCTCATTGTCCATACGGTCTGCACGGATTTTAATATTTGCTGCTGCATCGTTAACCCAGTTGTAGAGACGTAAAAACACCCCACTGCCGTTAAAACTCATTTTAAGCTCCTATCTTTGTACCCAACAAACTGCGAATTTCTTCTACAGTTCTTGGTTTACCGTTTTTGTAAAAAATATTCTTATTTGCTTGTGCCGCTTTTGGGAATAATTCGGCCCCGTAAGCATTCATGTTTTTTCTTGCCCTTACAGCGGATGGCGCGCCTAAAAAGTGAGCCATATATAAGTCTGTTTCATCGGGCGTTATTCCTGCGGATTTATAAGCGTTGGCGTTTTCCTTTGTTAAAAGGTCAGCCATAATTTTTTGTTTTTCGGGGTTGTTTTTATCCGCCTCTGTTATGCCAGTTTGTGCGCCGTAATTCTTAACCATCCCCTTCCATGTGGGGTCTGTAAATTGATACATCCCGCTTGCGCTTGACGTTTTTGCCCGTGCATTTGGATTACCACCTGATTCCGCCATGGCTACACGGTCAAGAAAAGGCGATGATTGAGTTGGTATGATTTCTTGAGATTGCGCCTCTGTCATGGTTTTTTGAGGGTTGTTAAGAATAGCCTCAATATCGGAAAAATCATCTTGTGGTTGATTTAAAATAGCCTCAATATCGGAAAAATCATCTTGTGGTTGTTGCGCATTTGATTGCATCATGTTTTGACCACTACGAAGAAGAGAAGGAATAGCCCCAGAGTTTTTCACCAATTCTGCCCCAGCTTGAATAGCGGGATTCATACCCTCTTGAAGGTATTTTGAAGACATAGCACTATTTAAACCACGAGCTGTTCCCACAGTACCCAAAGCACCAAGAGCGATAGTTGGCTCAAGAAATGCCCCCACACCAGACGCGCCCAAAGCCCCCATTCCTAATGCTTGTGTAGCGGTTCCGCTATCAGGAATAGTTGGCTTTAATTGCCGCCCAGCACGAGCGAGGTCACCCAATTCGCCGCCACCACCATATGCCAAAGTAGAAATATTTGGCTTAGCAGCGTTATACAGCGTTTCAGGTCTAAAAGTTCCACTTGAATTTTGTTGTTGTCCATAAAGTTTTTCCGCTATTTTCATGTTTCTATATTGGCTATCAATTTGACCCAATTGCTTACCAATATTTTGAGGAACACTATTTCTTACAGTGTCGTCAACAAGTTTTTGTATTTGACCGACTGAAAAGTTAGTTCCTTTTGCACCCTTTAGGGTTTGGCGTAACTTTTGATATGCTTGGCCTGTTAATTTTCCACCATTATTATCTATAGTGTTTAAAATATTATCAGCTTGTTTCGAAAGAAAAGCCGCGCCCGCATCATCGGTTTCAAGCGATAAATCATCTATAAGTTGGGAAAGCTGTTGTGCAAAAGCCTGCCTATCAATTGGAATGTCAGTATTTTTTAACAAAGCGTCGTAAGAGCCGCCAAGTCTTGTTTTTGCAGCACCTAAAACCTCATCAGTGATAGTATCCGCATTTTCACCGAATGTATTAGAAAGTGCTTTTGTAAAGGCTTTTCTTTGGGCTTCTTGAGATTTTCCCGCACCTGAAAATGGCACTCTTGATAAAGCCATATCAATAGATGATAAAAACTTACTATCCATCAATTGAGATAATCTAACTGGAATACCCAATGATTTTAATTTAACTGCTGCTTTTTTTGCTTCTGGCGATATGGCATCAGAAAGACCTTTTGTTACTCTTGATGCACCCTTGGATAGTAACTGCCCACCAAGACCAAATGCAGCTCCTATGCCAGCGTCTTTTGTTCTACCCTCTAAATTACCATCCGAAGAACCAAACCCAGCAGCAGAGGAAAGCGCAATTTGTGGCAATACTTTTGCACCGCCAGCAATGCCAGATGGAAGGCTTCCAAGAATATTTGCAATAATTGCAGTTTTTGGATTTTCTTTAAAATCAGCAGAATTATCTTTTTTTGTTAATTCTCGTGCTTGGGTTAACGCTTGAGAATACGTTAAATCTGGTGATATAGATGCAATTCTTGCCGCTAAAACGTCAATCATCTCATCGCCAAACCCAAGAGTTAAGCCTTGATAACCTTGGCGTAATGCTGTTTCAGTTTTGCTTACCATTATTGCCCCTTAGCCCTTAAGTAAGCATCAATTCTTTCAGGTGGAATGCCTGCATCTTGAAGTTTTGCGCGTATGTCAGTTTGAGGGGTAGTTGGTTGTGCGCCTTGTCTATATTGCTCTTGAATAGGACTTGGTAGGTTGCCTACATTTTCAAAGTCCATTGGTGAGGCGTTATAATTTTGGCGAACCGTGTTTATTTGTATCTTTTGCAACTCTGCTGCGCGGTCATTGATTGCGTTTAATTTGTCTAAAGAAGATTGCAATAATTTTGGGTCGTTTTTATTTTTAATGACTTCATTCATTGCGCGTACGGCGTCGCCTTCGGTTTGAACACCCTTGTTTAATCTTAAACTATCGTTTCTAATTTTTTCTAATGCTGCATCTAAATTAGCATACGCCAAACTTTCAGGAGTCGATTGGCCTGCAAAGTTACGGACTTCGCTAATAATGTTTTTAATCGGCCCAACATCAAGCGTTCCAGCATCGACTTGTTGACTTAATAGTTTTGATGTTTCAGAAATACCTTTAGCTGCTGCTAAGGCGTCAATGCCCTCTTGTTGTAATTTTAAAGCACCAACAGGAAGTGGTTTATTGCTATATCCTTGAGTAATTTCACCAGTATCTGGGTCAACCGTGGGAACTCCACCACCGTTTTGACGCATTGCCGCTAATTCACGCTTTAATGCCGCTTCTTTTTCAAATTGGGCGTCTTCACGGGCGTAACCAGCTTGCGCCAACTCTAAATCTTGTTTGCGCTTAATGTCATCCATGTAGATCTTCATTCCAACGTCAGAAGTCGCTGGGGACTGCATAAGCATTTGCGCCGCTGCTTGCGGGTCTGTGCCATATTGGGCAACCGCATCTGCCAACGCTTTTTGTTTTTGCATTGTATCTTCGGTTTGAATTTTATCCGCTTGTCCAGCCTGATACCCACCGACACCTGTTTGTAGGGCTTTTACCAAGCCTTCAAGTGGTGATTTTTTCACAACAATACCCGATACAACCTCATTGGGTGTTTGCTCGCCTTGCTTCATAAGCTGTTCCGCTAATAAGCGTTTACGTCTTACTTCGGCTTCTTTTTTAGGGTCAAAAAACGATACATCAGCCATTATACTTCCCTCATCTTAACGCCAATCATGTCGTAATTGACTGTCTTAAACCCTTCGGACTCGCCAATGGCTTCAGGCATGATTTTTTCAACATCTTGCGCCATAACTCCAATAAAACGTTTTTCAGGAATGCTAATGTAGTTAAATTCGTAAATCGGGAAACCGTTCTCTTCACCAATAGGCACGATATTTTCCTTAAGATGCATATCCGAGAACAGTGCCGCCACCCCACCCGCTTGTCCAGCCGCACCCAAGAAAGACCCGCCCAAACCAAACAAAGAAGACATTGTGTTATTTGATGCAGCTTGTTTGGCATTGTATTGCGCCATTTGATTTTGATAGTTTTGATTAACTAATCCAGCGTAATCTACTGGTGCAGAACCCTGATAATTCTGTGAAGAAAATTGAGGGTTTGTAACTTGAGTGCCAGAAGTAAGGCCAATATATTCATTAAGGGGCGCATTTCTTTGTGCGTCATATTCTTGAATAGATTGATTGCGTCTTTGTAATGCTTGTTGTTGCGCAGTGCTGCCGTATTGTTGACCAGCCAAAATAGCCTGTTGACGGGCATCATTGCGGGTTTGATTAAACGTGTCCATTTCACGTTGATACGCTTGAGAGCCTTGACCAATTCCTTGATTGATTAGTCTTGTCCTTAGAGATTCTTCGTCCCTTTGGAATTGTGGGTTTAATCTTGCTAGATAAGCTTCCTCAGCCCGTGCTTGCTGGGCTGCAATATCATCTTGTGATACTTCGTTCCCAAGTCCACCATAAGAATATGGGGTGGACACACTGTTACTAATACGACCAATTTGACCTTCGGCCAATCCGCCCAAGGCAATGTCTTGGCGGTTTTGGCTATCAAGGATTTGCTGTTGTTCTGGCGATAGTTTAATTTCAGACGTAAATGAAGGGGGGGCATCGCCCGTTTGGAATTGGTCAAGTGTTGGCATATTTCCAGCGTATGAGCCTGTTTTTTGAGGCGCGTTGTCGTATCTAAACTCACCATTAACAAACTGAGATGTGCTTTTTGGCGCAGCCCCCGTTTGCGCCCCCGCTGATATAGCGTCATTGTATGACTTTAACGCAGCATTGTAAGCATCCATGTTATAAGTTTTGCCACCACCAGTTTGAGTGTAGGTTAAATTACCATAAGGGGTTATCTGGTTAACATTGTTTAAAACAGCATTCCAATAAGCCGTTTCTTTATTAGATGCTGTTTGAGCCGCTGCCGTTTCTTTAGGGTCAGGGGCTTTTGGCGTTTTAGGGCTTGATTTAAAAAGCCTTGTATCTCCATAAAACTCTGCTTGAGGTCTGTCATAACCATTTAAAATATTTAAAGCCATTTGCACTCACCCTTGAGCATTCCCCATGAAAATGCGTCACAGCCTGTGTGCCATGCTTTTCTATGCCTGCCCTCTTTTTGGAAACCTAATCTTGAAACCAAAGAATTTACCCCCTCATTATAAACCGAAGTTACTATTTGCACTCTTTCCAAATCTAGTTGGATGAAGGGGTACGCAAAAATAGTCCTTAAATATTGCCTTGTTGCCCATCTTTTGTCAATAGTGAAAATCCCCATTTCTAGTGAAAACAAGCTACCGTCAGCCCTAGATTGAAAGTTGCTATATGTTGTGGATGCAATCAAATTGCCATTGCGAATCAGGCCGATTGCCTTGTCCCCGTCTTGGTAAGAACCAAAACCAAAAATTCCGATGTTTGCCCATTCGCACAATTCCTTATGTGCGTCATAAACAATCAAAGAACGCCCCCAACCTCATAAACAATATCGGTGGAAACCCATTTGCAGGATATGTCTTTAAGAGATGTCACCATTCTAATACCGCCAGACGTACCCACACCTGAAACGGATTGCCATTTTGCTGATATGTTGTCTTGTGATGTCCAAGAGGATGTATCCCAGTCGCCAACATCCCATGCCGCACCGCTTGTCCCAAACTCGTAAGCGGCTGTATTTGTTCTTTTTTCGTTAAAATCAACATTCATAAGAACGGCAGGAATGATTGAACCCTCCGATATAATAATCGGGCGAACCATTTGGAATTTTTTTACAGCACCACGCGCGCCAAAGTATGAAAAAGCCTGTTGTGCAACGGATACTATTTCCGCGCCATTGTCAGATGCCCCTGTATCGGCCTGATACACACCGTTTAAACCACCAAAATATAACTTGTCGTCCAAAACCTCCCAGCAGAACGCATTCCAGCCTAAAAACCTGCTCCATGCCCCGTGGGTAGTATTCATAACGTACTGAACGGATGTTTGCCCCTCTGTTGTGGGGACGTTTATTATTAACTTGTTCCCCAAAGGGTGAATTATTGGCTGCCATCCAAAGTTGGTTTGATAAGATGAAACGGCCTGATTAATGAGGTTTGAAATCTTATCTGTTGCGGCTAGGTTTAATTGTGAACGGTCAGTCAAAAGGGCTTTAGATAGCGGAAACGCCCCGTCTGTCGTCAGGACAAGAACATCTGCACCCGCCTTGCAAAAGCAACGCCTGCCAATGGGCTTACCCATTCTAAACGTCCCGACAAGCGCCCACGTGGTCGCGCTGGATGGGTCTGTTCCTTTGTATAGGGCAACCTCACCTTCAGATGAAATAAACGCGGCGTAGTCGTCAACACCAGCGGCGTTATCAATCGTCCAATTTGCCATGGCCATCAGATAGCCGCCTAATTTAAACAGGCCAGAAAGGTCTAGGGCATTTGCCGCGCCGCCAATGGAAGAAACTGGAAGATACCACGCATTAAAGCTGTCTTTTTCAATCAGCCAAACACGGTTTTTAAAGTTATTAATATGAACACAGTTTGCAGTATCAACGCCCGTAACGGTTGTTGTTGTGCCATCCGCATACCAAGACGTTCCATTAAATACCCTCATTTTGTCTTCACCGTTTACACAGAGAAGAAAAAAGCCGCCAGCCGTTCCCATGTTTATTGTCTGAAATCGTGAGTTTGAAAGCCCAGTTACGGCAGCAGCGCCAACCGCGCCAGATGATGTGCAGTCAAAAATCTCACCACCCACAAATCCGAACAATTTAGGCGATACGCCGTCATTGTAAAAAGCTATAGTATCAACCTCTCCTGTCATTCCAGTAGAGTGCTGAATATAACCGTTTCTTGATACAACATCAGACGGACGCGCAAAAAAGTTATCCAGAGTTACCGCCTCTGTTTCCTTCATGTTTGCGATAGGGTCTTTTGCGTTCAATCCGCCAGTGGGAGATTGAAGGGATGATGTCCTAGAAACGCGCCTTTGTGGTATCATGCGCCATATCCAGTTTCAGGGATATTTGCCCCATCAAGAAGCTGCTGACCAAAATCAGCCCCGCCAATAGGTAAGTCCCTCTGTCCGCCATCCCTAGATATCACGCGCTGACAATCATCTTCATAGTCTTTAAACTCTTGGGCATACTCTAATCCCTTGGCTCTTAGAAAACGCCATTTTATGCCCTGAATAAAGCAGTCCTCATCGAGCAAATAAACATCATCGTCCTTTGCCCATAGAGCCTGCGAAACGCCCAAACTGGACTGACACCAATGATTTGAGTAGTAATCATATGCGATTGTGTATTCGCTGGTTGGAACGGGGTCTAAATACATTTTATTGTTTCGGATGTAGAATTTATTCCGTGGGCCGCTTGCTACCACGCCATAACGAAGGATTTGTTTTTCCTGTGCTGTAATCGGCCCGATAAGCGACCATTTAAATTGATTGTCCCAGAATGTTTTTTGCACAAAATATTCAAGGTCGGATGGCAGGTCATAATCAGCCTGTGAAGCAACTGTAGTAAAAGTATAATCCTTCCTTAATTTCTGCCATCCGCCGTTTTTGTTCGCCATAGATGCAAAATCCTTGCTTTCACGATTAGCCAAAGCAATAAGCTGTTTTTCTTGGTCGTTTGTAGAACCAAAAAGAAATTGAGGCTCTGGTATGCCTATTTCATTACAAGCCGCCTGTACTAACTGCAAAAGCGTTCTAGCCATTATTCATCCTCTTTTTTCTTTTTTGATTTTTGCTCTGCCAAAGCATTGATTTGGTTTTGCAGGGCTTCAATCTTTGTTCTTAAATCTTTGTTTTCTTCTTGTAATTTAACAATGCCAGAACCGTCTTTTGCCTGCTCAATAAACGCAATAGCCTTATCGCGCAAATCACGCGCGCCCATGCCAATGTTCTGCAAATTGCCATCAGACACTTCTGCTAGGTTTTCAACTGTGTGAATGTTAAGGGATTTTAAGTTCATAGCCATTGATTTAGAAACCACTGGCCATTCTGTGATGGGCGTTCCCACTTGCGGCTGAACGGATTGGTTTTTAAATGCGGCGTATTGCACAGGCCATCTTACGTTATCGGGCGGAGTTGTGGGCGTTCCCTTCAGGTCGATGGGGCGCACAACATGGGTGTTTTTATCGCCCATAATGCGGATAGAAATCATCTCCATGTCTTTGTAAATCGGGCGGCCTTGTGCGCGTGTTTCATCTTGGTCTTCAATCGCCTCAAGGTAAAATTCAACAAAAAGCCCTTTGTCTGTGCCGTGTTGAACGTGATAATTATTGCCTTGTTGTATAATCGTCGCTGTTGCAAATTCCATTTTTTATTCCTATTGGTTGTTTGCCCAATCATACACAAAAGGGGTAAAAAAAGAAAGGGGCGAGATAATCCCCGCCCCTCTCCAATATTAAGCAGCCGTACCGTCATCCATGAAAGGACGCTGGATTTCAAACTCCGCCAAGTTAGCAGATGGCGTGCCCACGGCGGACGCACCCAATGCCAGCTTAACGCGGTCACCAGCAACAACGGCATCGTCCACACTACCTGCTGTAGCAGTCGCATAAACAAGCGCATTGTCAACGTACCCAGCCAAGGCGCGGCCTACGGCCTTACCGCTGATTTGATACCATCCACCGTTACCAGATACGCAAGCGCTCATGGCAACCGCTACAGGGCCAATGGCGTTAGGAGCAAGAAGTGTGGTGGAATAGTCATCGGCGTTGTATGTTACCCAAGAGCCAACGACTGTAGAAGCCGCGCCCTTGAGGAAAATAAACTCGCCCATGCCGTATGTAGGGTCAACCGCTTGTGCGATAAACCCATACTTAGGGGCTTCCGACATGTTAGCGACAACATCTGTGTCGGTAATAGCAGGAAGGCCGATAGTTTGGTTTGTAAAAGAATAAGCCATAATTTAATACCTTTCTTATGTTTGTGACAGAACGCCTTGAAGGGATGCGTTGGAAAGTGTCATGTTTCCAGCAAATCCAATCAATTTAACCATAGCGTCTTGGTTCGTTGCGTAGCGGTCGTCGCCAATCGGCACCATGTTACGGCTTGCGTGCGGACGGAAGTGGATGTAGTCCGTATTCAAGAAGTACATTGTGTTTGCAGGGCATCCGCCGCCAACACCACCATCCAAAACAACGTCAGCAGATGCACCATGACCGAAGTATTTCAGCGAGGTGAATCCTGCCCCAGCCATGTCAGGGTCGGTTAGACGCTGGATAGCTTGCAGGCTGTTCAGGTAAAATTGGTAGTAGTTCTGGTCAGCAATGATAAGGTCTGTTCTGTCTGTTCCGCGAACCAAGCCAAGAGCCATTGTGTTCATGCGGTCTTGGATGTTAGTCGCAGAAGCGGCTGTACCCGAAACCGTTGCAGAGTTACGCCAGAAAGTCCAAGAAGCACGGTTAATACCGCCGACTGTACCAGTTGTGGGTGTTTTAGATACCAACAACTGAAGACCGCCGATTTGCTTACCACCATCGGCCGTACCGTCAGAATAGCAGTCAACCGCGATGTTGTTTACCATCGTTTTTTGTGCGTTCTTAATACGGGATGCCAGAAGGGGAATAATCGCCTCTTCGCCAGAGTTTTGAAGCTGTTCAAGACCAGAAATCGAAACCGCCACGGCAGCTTGTTTATAGTCAAATTCAGCCGCCGTCATTACGTCAGAAGGCGAAATGTTCAGCGTTTCATATCCAGAGTAGCGTTTGAATGTGCTGTTTTCAGCGTATTCTAGCTCTTGCACGATTGTGCGCCCGCCAGATACAGTCTGTACTTTGCCCTTTTTCTTCAAACGAGCCAAAAGCGCGTTGTTTTTTGTCACGTTATCGGCAAGCTCCCCAGTGCGATTACGCAATGTGGTCGTTACCAATTCCGATAGATTTGGTGAAGCCATATTAGTTCTCCTAATTTGTTAAACTAGGAGACACCACGCCCCCTAGTTGATAACGCCCTTGGATGCCCGAAAGCTATCTCTAAGTTCGTCCTCAAGTGTTTTTTGGGTTGCTCTGGTGCTTGGTGAAGCCAACTCTGGGCTTCCAGTGACAGATGCTGCTGCTTGTTTTTTTGCCGCTATCTCCGCCTTGCGCTTCGCTTCTAATTCCTTCGTTTGCTCGGAAATAAGCGTGGAGCGTATCGTTGGGTCGGCATAACAGGCTTTGTCGTATGCCTCTTGAATATCTTTAGCTTGACCAGAAGCAAGGATTGGTGCCATAAGTGGCTTTACTTGCTCAAAGTATTTATTAGCTGGATTTTCAGCGAAGGCTTTGACCTCGGAAATGATTTTATCATGTTCCATTTGCTCTTGCAACTGGCTTTTAATAAATTCAGGGTTCGCCATTTGTTTAATCTGGGCAAGTTCTCTCTGCATCATAACAAACGCATCATTCGGGCTTTGCTGTTGAACGCCAAGGTCAACGCCGTACTGTTGCGCAACTTGCAGAAGCAGGTCGCGCTTTTGTTCTGGGGAGGCCGTTCGCAACACATAGGCTGTATTGAGAAGGTCTTTAACTGCCCCCTCTGGTGTGCCGCCTTCTGCCTGAATAATTGACATATACGGTGTAATGACGTCCTTCATTTTTCGGCCAAGGTTTAACTCGCCGTCATGTCGGGTAAACATTTGGTGTACGTCATTTTCACGCTTTGTTAGTTCAGCGCGGACATCGGCGGGAAGGTCTTTCCATTTTTCTTTAATCTGGGCAGAAAAAGAAGCTGGCGGCGGCTCTATAGCTTCTACTTCTTCCGCAGGGGTCTCTTGCGGTGTTTCTTCGGGGGCCTCCTCTGGGGCCTCTATAATCTCTTCAGGAAGCGCATCGCCCTCATCATCGGCTTTGCCCTTTAATAGGTCGCGCATTTCGTCTTCGATAGAAAGTTCTGTGGTCATTTTTTCTTACCTTTTTTGGTTGGAGAAAGTGTTTTGATGGTTTCGGCGACTGCCCGTTCCCAGTTTATTTCCTTCAGTTTTGGTTTTGATTGGGTGACATTTGCAGAATCGTTTATGACTAAACCAGCGGCCTTTACCGCCCCGTAATACGCAGATTTAGAGTCGTATCTTTTTCCATCGGCTGGATTGAAAACGCCATGTGTGCCTAGATTGTCGCTGTTTACAAAGGGAAGCGTACCATGGAAGCCCTCATAGGCTATTTGCCCCCTTGCGCTCTCGCATTTGGGGCAGTCCCGTTCTTTTGGGTCGTCGTTATACTCTTGGCTGTCAGAAATGACAAAGTGATAATCGCAAATCGTGCATCTGTATTTATGCATATCTTCTTCTATACTAATTTATCATAAGTAACAAGGCTAATTCGTCGTCTTTCTCGCGTTTTTGTCTTTCTAGTTCAATAGAAAAGCCAATCATGCGGTCAAGATATTCTTGTATTCTAAATAGTTCTAAGTTAAGGGCTTGGATGTTTATTTGTGGTGATTGTATAGATATGGCTTTTATTTGAGGAATAGAAATAGGCAGTTCTTCTATTACTTGCGCCGCTTCAATAATTTCTTGTGTAACTTCTTTTTGCGCAGTTACGTTATTAAGCTTTTCTAAGTATTCACGATATCTTTTTGCCTCTTCTGGCGATATCCCGCCCCGCGTTTCAACCACTGGCTCGGGGGTGACGGATTGCTCAAAATGTGCGTGCCACAAAGCTAAAAGCATATTACGGTGCCGTGTATCCTTGCGCGTTTACATAGACCTGTGCGCCCGTCGTTATACAGGCCACGTTTAGGGCGGTGTTTGCTGTTGTTTTTAGCGGGCTTGGGAAGGTTACGTTTACAACGCTGTTCAAGAGCGCCTGTGTTCCAACGTATCCCCTATAAATTACTGTCGCCCCGTCCTTAATCACAACCTCTGTTGCCACAGTAGCGGATGCATTTTGAATTGATATGGACGTAAGATAGCGGCGCAAACCAGCACCAGCGGCGGCTGATAAGACAACATCGGTTGTGTTTGTTATGCCCCCAGAAGCAGCGGCGTAATACCAGTCCTGCTCTGGGATTGCGTATGGCTTTGTTATAAGCGCACCCACAAGGGTTGTTACAAAGTCCGCGACATCGCCAGAGGCTACGGCGGTATAGTTGGCTGTTAAAGCCCTGCCAGCAATCCTTACGGGGTTTCCTGATATTACTGCATCATGCGCGGCAACACCAGAAACTGTAGAGGTTCCAGTTGTTGAAATAGATGCCGATGATACGATGTTTACAGGGAGTGAGTTATTAGGCGACTGCTGACGGGTTGATGTCAAAGAAACCTGTGACGGTATATAGTCCTCTACGCGAACCATGCCGATTGTCCAAGTCGTCGTCGATGCTGGCGCTGTCGTACCGTTCTTTGCCCGCAACTGCACATAAAGTATGGCCTCTGGAAGCGGGATATTTACATCCCATGACGAACGATTGGTCATAGCCGCGCCAGCAACTAAGGTTTTGTCGGATATAGAACAAACGCCGTTTTCGTTATTTACAATTGCCATGTGCCCAGATGCGGACGTATTGATTGTTATTGTTGCGGCGGTGTTTTGCCATCCTTTGCGGCGCGTATTTAATGTAAGGTTGGTCGCTGTCGTTCCCGTGTAAAGAACCTCTATTTTATTGTATCCAGTTAGAGAAAGCGTACCAGAACCAGATGCAGGCCATCCCGCAACCGTAAACTGGATTGTGTTAGCGCCTGGAATTGATGCGATAACCCCTTCCATGGGAATACCAGCCGCGCCAGTAATCGCACACAAATCCATACGCTGGCCTACGTTTTGCGCCGTAAAACCGTGAGATGATTTTGTAACATTTACGGTTGTTGCGTTGACGATTGTATAAGCAAGCCCATCACCGATTATGTCCACAAGCTCTATGTAAAAGTTATTGTTAGCTATCCGCTGTGATAGTGTCGTTACTTCCCGAAGTGTTAAAGAACCGTTGAACGTATCGACGCTACGTATGACGGTTTCAGAGTTTGCTGTTGTTCCAGTCGCAATAACCAAGTTGCCAGCAGACTGGGATATGGTCATACCAGAGCCAGCTTGAATTTGCGTAAAATCTGTCGATAGAAGGCCAGAACCAACACTAGAAAATGAGCAATCAGTGTATTTTTGCGGGGCTTGTCTAACTGGTAAGGCAACCGCATTTTTCGTTGGCATTTCTGCGCTGGTTAATATTTTGCTATTTAGCGCTGATAGTGTGGTTTCAGTCGCCGCGCCCGTTGGAAGGGGGAGGGATACCGCGCTTATTGCTTGTGTCGCTGGGAAGTTTGTTACGCTTACCGCGCTGTTGCTGGCATCCACGGCCAAAGCGCCAGATGGGTTTACCTTGACGTTAACGAAAGAACCGCCGCCCGCAGTGGTTTCGCCAGTGATAACACTGTGTGTTGTCAGCGCTACGTCCGTTCCTGATATGGAGTCCGAAACCTGATTATTAGACACGCTGTCTATAAGCACCGTCCCTGTAATAGGCATGGGATTAGTCGATGATATGTCCCCATCATTAGTGCCATCCGCGCCAATCGTCACTTTTACGCGCTGGTACTTAATACCACCAATGTCGTCCGCCGCGATTGTGTCGCCTGTGGTCGATGGTATGGGAAGGATTGTATTGTCAGCCATTATCTAACCCCTGCAATGTTGCCGTTTTCATCTCTAATGACCTCCCTTGGTGGTGGGTTTTGTATCGCCTGAATAACCGCTTGGTTGCCTTGTGTTTGGATTTGAGCGATTGTCTGCAATCCCTGATTAAGCGCATTGGCGAGGTTGTCCATCATAGCTACTATAGGCGCGCCGCCCTCGTTTAAATCATCGTCCGTCATGGCCAACTCTGGGCTTGCCTTGGTTTTCGCGTCCATACGCGCCTTGATTAAGTCAGCGTCAATCCGCTTTCCTTCAAGGCCGTATTTGGCCTCGATGTCTTTGGCTTTAAGCATGATTTCCTGTTCTTTCAGGGTAAGCTCTTTTTCTTTTAGGCCGATTTCAGCCTGTTTAAATTGACCCTCTTGTTGTAATTTAGCCCCCTCCATTTCCGCCTTTTTTGCTTCGGCTTCAACTGTTGGGTCAACGGGTTGTGGGGCTGGGTTTTCCGCCGCTTTCTTCATTTTGCTTAGTACGCTATCGAATGTGGTTTCTATCTCGCGGCCTACTTTAAACCCTCTAACTCCGAACATAAGCATTTCCATCAATAGGGGCTGTAATTCAGGATTGGGGACTTGTACCATTTGCTGAATAAACCCACCAGCCGCAGTTAAAAACTCCGTTCTCGCGGCCTTTTCAGCCTCTTGGTCTGTCTTAATTGTGGAATCGGTCTCAATGTCTATTCTAAAGCAACGCGCCGCATCATCACGGATGATTTGTTCGATTTGCTCCCATGTCGGAAGGTCTAAAAGTTCAGTCAATTCCTCTGGTAATTGCTGACCAGATTGTACGGCCATTTGTAATTTTTGCTTTTCAACTTCCGTAAGAAGCTTAATGCCTGATATTTGTTTGATGGTTTCGATTGAAAAATGCTCTGCAATAATCTCGGTGATAATCCGAACCATATCACGGGAAAAGCGCGATACGTCTTTTTGCATGTTGTCAAGGCGAAGGCTTGCATACTGACCTTTAAGCTGCTGGGCTGTAGCGGTTTCATTCGCTTTTGTCGCTCCTCTAATAACGTCCGAAATACCCGTGATTTCATAAAGGTCTTGTTTTACTTTATCCCTTGCCTCATACAGCGCAACCAGCGTCTGTACTATTTCATTCATGGGCATCAATGAGAACACACCCGCAAGCCCGCCTTTTTCAGCAAACGCCGCCCATTGGTCAACTGGAATAAGTTTGTTTTCCGTACCCTCGGATAGAAGTCTATCAAGCCCCTGTGCATCAGCGGCGTAAACCCCCGCGACCTTCAAAGCCTTGGTGATGCTCTCAATTCTTCCTGTCAGCGTGTCCAGTTCGCGGGCTTGGTCTTGGTAGAGAATGTAATCAGGAACGGGGACAAGGCTGTCATTTGTGAGCGTAGAATACAGCGGCTTAGGGCAGGGGAAAAAATCTTTAAGCTTTAGCGGGTCGTCCTTTTCGTCTAGGACTTCGGGCATATCTCTATGCACCCACAAAGCTTTTTTCTTTACTCTATCCCAGATTTCATAAACAACGGCCTTGTTACCAATATCCGTTTCTTTTCCATCTTCGGTTTTTACCCTCGCATCAAGGGGTATTTTGTTACCTATCTCTTCCCCAAAGCGTCTAACCAATTCCGCCCTCGAAAGGAAAACACGCCGCCAAACGCCGCGCACCTCTTGCCATGTTCTAGCCCACGTATGGCCAAAATCACACCAATGAACATAATCAGGCACTACGTCCTCATAGGCAAGCTCTTGGTCCTCGGCAATATCGTCGGTTATTTGCTGAGCGGCTTTGAATGTGGGCACATACCGCATCCATGTTGTGCCTCTGCCAGATAAAAGCCTATCCAATACGGATTGCTTCATTACATCGTCAAACATATCCTGCCCGACAAAGTAAGAAGATGCACGCTCTAACACCAGCGCGGAATAACGGCCTAAATCGTCGTCGTCTTGAAAGCGCCTATCAATGTTTACTTTAGGGGCTTTTGCATATAAAGCTGGGGATAGTGTCTGAACATTCGACCAGAGAATATTAAACTTTGCACGGCCTTTGGTGTTTTTGCGCTCGTCGCGGTATCTTTCTATAATTTCCTTAGAGCGTTTTTCCCATGGTTGGAATTTCTGCTCGTAAGTGTCAATCTGGCCAATCCAAAACGCAACGGTGGAAGATACGTTAGATTCTGTCGTCATTTCCATAGTTTTCTTCCCCGTAGAATAACTCATTTACTGTCATTTGCTCCAAAAACCTAGGCGCGGCGGGAGCGGCTTCTATTTTAGCAGATTTCCAGCATTGTGCAATCACTTCGTAAGCGTCTGCCCCATGGGAATATTCGTCGTGTTTTGGCACTTTAGAAAATCCGCCGCCTTCTTTTTCTTCAAAGGCGTATTTCTTTAAACACCGAATTCCCGCTTTGCATCTATCAGCATCAAACCACGAAAAATCAATAGTCGCCCTTGCACCTGCGTATTGGTTTTCCTGAGATGTCGCTGGCACTACGTTTGCCTTAATCCCAAGCTCAAATAACTGCTGAACGATAGACCTCCCGCCAGCTTGTAAAAGCTTGTTGGCAGCATCATGGGGGACATAGTGACCGCCGTAATTGTATTCCTTGCGGTGGGCGATTTCAGGTATATCATCCCCTAACTCAAATTTTAATACTTTACCGTTCGCTCCATAGGTTATATTTTCTTCTGGTATTTTGCGCCCGTATAACTGTTCCGCATAGTGCCGCATGTCTTGACGGTTGGCATCGTAATAATCAATCAGGCGGACTTCATTACCCGCCACTTGAAACCACCATATCGCAGTGTCATCCGAATACCCCAAGTCCCACACCGTAAACACTGGCAAAGTGGGGTCAAACAGGTTAGAACGTATTCGCCCTTGTTCTTTGGCCTTCTCAATCCATTTACCATAGACCGACGCATCATTATTGACGTTGAAATTACCCTCCCAAATCCATCCATATTGATGTGGTTTGTTCTTTTGGTCGCGTAACCTGACTTTATCAAGGCTTTCGGGAAACCACGGGTTATCATACCAATTTACTTTAGCCACGGAAAAACTCTCGTCCGCTTGCTCTAGGTACATTTGATGGATGGGGTCTTCCTCGTCGTCGGGGTTCCATGAAGCCCAAAGCTCACAATCTGGGAAGTCCCGCATGACAGTAGGTATAAGATAGTCTAGGGATGATTGGCTGACCTTCTGGGCTTCTTCGAGCCATGTCCTCCTAACACCGTGTAGCCCCTTAACCTCGGCAATATTTGTTCTTAGCCCGTAAAACAGGTATTCGTTCCCGTTTTTACAGCGGATATACTCCTTCCCCATGTCGAAAAGGTCTGTAACGCGCAATTCCTCAACTTGGGACTGTATGACCGAAAACACGCTATCTTTTAGGGATTTTTGCAGTTCGCGCCCGCATAGGAATTTCCAAGGTTTATCTGATATCCCTATCATGTCTGCGATAGATTGCTTGGCGAAGCTGATGGTTTTGGCCGACCCCCTGCCACCATACGCCCCGCGATATACTTTTTCAGGGTCTTGAAATATCGCCCCTATTTTTTTGGGTATTTGTATGCGGAGTTCTGTCACTTTTTAACATCAACGTGTTCTATGACGATTTTGCTTATAGGGTCGGTTGGCTTCCCGTCTTTGTCGAGGGTTTGGTTTTCCGTCACTATGCGGTCGCCGTATTTTTTGGGCTTTAACTTTGCGGCGACCCATTTACGAGCCTCAACCCTAAGCCTTGAACGGGCAACAACGTCATGATTAATAATTTCCTTGCCGTCTTCTGTGAGGATTACATCGTTTTTACCATCGTCCGCAATATCTACGATTTCATCGGCCAGTGTGTCGGCTTGCGCTTCCCGCGCGCGCGTGTAATTGTCTAAAAATGCTGGATACGTTGAAAGCCAGTTAAAAACTGTTGCCTTGCTAGGCATTCCGTCCATTTCGCATATTTTTTTTAAGCTTTTACCTTCCGCAAGCAAAGAGCAGATTTCGTTTGCTACTTCATCGCTATAAGTAGATTTTCCTGACATACCGCACAAATCTAGTACTATTATCTCAGTCTGTCAATCTATTTTTCACCAGCATCTCATATAGCCTAATAACCGCTCCCCCTGCATTTCTAGTACCATCCTCATATCGTCGCACTGTGCGTTGGTTTATTCCGAGGTATTCGGCCATTTGGGATATGGTCATGCCAGCGTCATGGCGGATTTGTTTAAAGGGGTTCATGCTTTTACCCATGCCGTGCAAACACCGCTTACGGTGACTACTGGGATAAAGTTATCTGGTATGTCGTACAATTTACGGGCTTCTGCAATTTCTTTTTGTGTCATAACTACCTCGCGTAAATTTTGTTAATTAATTTATCTTCAAAATCCTTAACCTTTTCAAAACTATTTAATTCGCGGCTATCGGCATCTAAAATCATATCCCATCCCAAAATTGCCTCCAAGTATCTTTCATCATTATCAAGGGCTACAATAACCGCTCTAGACCCATCGGATAATTGCCCGGCAAGGTCAACGCTTGAGAACATTTTGCTATAAGCACCCGTTTCTGATTTCACCCATCCAAGTGCTTTAAGGCTGTTATTTATTAATTCTACATTCATCATCATCTCCATTTGTTTGGCGGAACACCGTGTCCCTTATAAAAACCAATATAGGGTCATTGACCCGCAATGTCAACGGGTATTTTAAAAATATTTTTACCCTATCCGCTTAACGTCCAGCCCTATGGATTGCTTCAGGCTGTCTGCAATCTCTAAAGGCTTTTCGCGGCCATCAGCTTCCTGCGCCTCGTATTCCCGAATTATACCCCCATAGTATCCATGCATGGGGTAGCCTTCTAGGGCGTGTTGCTTTTGTGCGTGAATGTATTCCGCTTGGGTGATTTTGGGCTTTACGGGTGATAAAATAGCTATGATGTCTGCGGGTGTGGGCATATCACTAGATGTTTTCATATAAACCTTCATGGCCTCAATGACTGAATTTGCTGGGTAATCGTCCAGTAAAAACTCCCACGCCTGAAGGGTTGGTTTTATGTCTATATCCTTCCCGTAGGTTTTTTGTATAGTCGCCAATACGGTGAATGTTTTAAGAATTTCCCTTTTGTCTTCGTTTGTCCATTTACCAGCCATTTTCCAAAAGCTCCTTTGCTTGCGTTACAAGTTTGTTTTTTTGCGGTTCGTTTTTCAGTACCCATTCAGCCTTGAATGACTGCCATCCTCTGGTGCAGCATTCCTTCAGGCAATCTTCCAGTGTCCAGCCGATTATGTCAGCTTCCCGCTGTATGCCCTTTATCACAGTTTCGGTCACAGGGGCTTTCTTTGCTTTGCGAAGTTTTACAAAGTCATTCCAGACAGAAATTGATACGCCTTCAGGCGGTATATATTCTTTCTTTACATTCTTATCATTATTATCATTCTTGTTTGTGGTCGGTTGCTGGTCGATTGCTGGTCGCTCGTTGGCGTTTGGCTGGTCGCTTGCTTGATATAAATTCCAGTTAGTAATTGATATAATTGAATATTCGTTGGTCGATTGGATGGTCACTTCGTTGGTCGATTTTAAATGACTTAGTGCAGTTCTGATTTGACGCTCAGTTAGGCCAGTTTTTAAGGCTAGGGCTTTCCTCCCAGTAAGATAAGAGCCAGCGGGAACGGTTATTCCGCGCCACTTTCCATCCTTATGATTTGCGCTAAGCAAAATGTGAATGAACAGATGGGAGGTTTCAGGCTTTGTTGACCACTCCCATTCTGTAAATTTCCTGTAAAGCTTTATCCAGCCCTCGGACATTTTAATTCATACCTTCCCCTATAAGCTCCTGCTGAGTAAAATCCGCCTCCCATGCTTCCGAAAATTCTTGGTCTGCAAACATTTCAGCCAACCCAGTTATTTGCGCCAACCTTAAAACTTCATCTGGCTCCATGCCTAAATTTTTGGCTATTTTTTCATCGCTCCAATTGCGCTTTTTTAAATCCAAAACTATATCTGACATTGCTTCAACCTTATGTTTCCCCCTTGCCCTATTGTGTCTAATGGTGGCCGCCATTCGGTCGCCCTTATCTTCTTGGCTCTCTCGTATCCTTACAACAGGCAAATACCCAGAAACTCTTTGACGGACATCCTCACATTCCTTACCAACCCTATTTCTGTGAAAGCCATCAACGACAGTATATTTTGCCTCTTCCTGAAAGGTAACAATTGGCTGTGTGTATCCGTCTGACATAATAGACACGCGCAGAAGCTCCATTTCGGGAGGCGCAACACTATTAGGATTGTAATCGTTTGCCTCTACATTTGTATTTTTAACCCAACGCACAAAATCTACTGGCTCGGTGTTAAATGGTGATTTTTCATGTATGCATTCCCTAATTTCATTTATTGCCGAAACAAGCTCGTCACCTGATAACTCATCCAAATAAGTTAGCGCCAATTTTATTTTATTCATCGCTTCCATTTTTTAACTCCTCTTTAAAAATGTTCCAATTTTCTCTACGTTTTTTCATTAACTCACAGTACTTTTTATAGGCGTTTGACTTTGTAGGACTAAATCCAAGCCCCCTACACCAATAATCATTCCTTAAAAGCGTTTTGCATATTTTTCTCCATGATGGTGCTTTTCCGCTTGCTTCTAACTCCTTTGGTGCTGTTTCAGGTATCCCGTCTTGGTATCCTCTTTTTGTCCACCAATTAATATAAACAGCAAGTTTATTTCTGTAATGCTCGGCTGTTTTGCGGGGCATTGTGAAAAGAATATACTTTGAAAAACTTTCGTAAGTATGACCCTGCGGAAGTGTTATGTATCCATTTCCATACACGCTTCCTTTTTCGTTGCAATACAAAGAGCCAGTATTAGCACCAGCAACCCTTAAACAAACCTTTGCCCACATTTGCGGTTCAATAACTTGATATAGCCAAAGTCCCTTTCTGGCCTCATCCCCAAAAGGCTCGCATATCCTCATTTGATGAATTGATAAGCCAGACTGATACATACGGTCATATAAACGGTTATAACTTTTCCTTTCCTTACCTGTGTAAATCCAAATATCCTTTGTTTGCCAATCATAAATTGGGTAAACATTCCAAAGGTTATTAACTACGTTTGTCGTGTATTTTTTACCGTCAAACATTGGTTTTTCTCTAGACAAAGAACGAAAACGATTAAGGCTTTCTTGTGTTCTAATTCCAACAAAGCAGGCGCATTTTTCACCGTTTGAATACCACTGACCAAATGCAGGAACAAACTCTTCAAAAGGCATACCCTCGTAATAAAACGGAAAATAGTTTAAATCAGTAATGCTTTTTGGGTGCGGCTCTCTTGCCCAAAGGTCTTTTTTATCCCTATCCCACGCAGTCCACTCGGGCTCATACATACTTGTGGCATTCCATGTTTTCATTGGAAGTGCTATCCAATACGGTTCTATATAATCGGAGTATTCGTTGTAAATTTTTTCAACAAAATTAATTGTAAGCGTCATTTGACACTCCCAATCAATAAACAAAACACCAATTTTCTTATTCCGCCGCCTGCACTCATCCATGACCAAATGAATCATGGCTGAGCTGTCTTTGCCGCCAGAAAAAGATAAATAAATTTTGTCAAAATTATCAAAAGTCCATGCAATACGTTCTTTCGCACCGTCCAGAACGCTCTTTCCTAAATATCTTTTTGTCACCGAAAAAATCCCTTTCAAATTTTTTTATATAAAAGTCCGCTATTGAGTTAGCCGCGTCTTGTTTTTCTTTTGTAATCATCCACCAAGCCGCTACACCCTCCTGCTCACTTGCTCCGCAATCCACACAAAAACCAGCGTGGCCAAGCCATGCCTGTCTATTTATCGTGGTATTTGACAAATGAACCTTAGAGCTTACAGGCCAATGAATTAAAACTTTAGAAAAACACCCATCACACAAAGAAACGTCTTCCAATATTAATTTACACCTATTTACCAAATCATCACTTAGTTTCCCCGTCCTGTATAAACCGCTTTGCCAACACTCCCAGTTTGTATAATGCGAAAAATACCTACCATCACTATCTATAAAAAAGTTATTTTCCATGAACCGACAAAAAGCATTCTATAATTTTACTTGTTACTTTCCCCATATGTGGAGAGCCATTTTTCTTTACTAAACCCTCCTTTGTTGCAATTTTTTGTAGTCTTTTGTATGTTTTTTCACATACCTGAATTGTTACGCTTTTCATGTTGTCCCTTTCTGTTAAAAACACAATACAACAAAATAATTTTTAAAAAAAGTATTATTTTTAAAAAAATGTATTGCTTTTTGTTTTTTGACTAAATAGTATAAGCCTATGACGCGCTATTATTTTGAAATGGATGGTTTTGAGGTTGGTGAGTTCTTCCACCAAGGCAATATGACCGAGTGGGAAGCACTTAACCTCAAACGTGAATTTGCGAATAGCCGTGGCATTTCGATGTATGGGATTAGAATTAGGAAAGGACGTAAAAAATGACTAAGGACGCAAAAGAGGTCAAAAAAACTGGATTGGAATTACTTCGTGAGCCATTCCCTGCCAATCAAATTTCAAAACTACCAAAACCAACAAAAGCACAAACTGACGCCGTTAAGCAGGACTACAAAAAAGGCATGCGTTGCCAAATATGTGGGGCTTGGCATCATCCTGATGTCATACATTTGGATTATGTAGGACACGCGGCTTTGACTGATAGGCTTTTAGATTGTGACCCTAGCTGGTCATGGAAGCCAGTATCGTATGACCAAGCAGGCGCACCATATATGGATAAGCAAAACGGACTTTGGATTGAGCTAACGGTTTGTGGTGTAACGCGTCTAGGATACGGCCACCCAGACGGGAAAACTGGTGGTGATGCTGTAAAAGAGGCCATAGGCGATGCTTTGCGCAATGCGGCTATGCGTTTTGGCGCGGCCTTAGATTTGTGGCATAAGGGTGAATTACATGTGGATGATATAGAACCCCCAAAGCAAGAGCTAAAGCCATTTACTGGTGAAGAGTTCCTATTATTGCAAAAGGAAATCAAGGAGGCCACAGCCGAAACGCTTCCAACCGTTAAAGACAAATCCCGCGCGGCATGGGGAAGAATGTCTAAAGAACAACAGGCTGTCATTCGTAAAGCCATTACAGAAGCGGACGCGAAGCTAGACGACATTCCAGACTATACCAACGTGATTATGGCTGGTTAGTATGAGCGATAATACCGCGCAATACCTGTTTAATTCTGATGCGTTGATTGTCCTGCGTCATAAAAAGCGCAACATAGACACGCAGATATCGGCAATAGAGGCGGAGCAGGAGCGGCTAAAAGAGGCCATTATAAAAGATTATCTGGAAGATGGCGTACTGCCTTCTTCTGATATGCTACACGTCAAGAAAGTCCCCCGTGGGGTAATCGTGACGGATGAGAGTAAACTACCAGAACAGTTTTTTAGAATAGAACGAAAGCTGGACAAAAAAGCCCTTAATGAAGCCGTCAAGGGTGGCGAGCAAATAGACGGTGCAACACTAGATAACGGGGGTTATACCCTGATGATAAGAGGTTAAAATGAATATTTTTGCATTTTCTGGAAACGTGACTAAGGATATTGAACTAAAAACCACACCAGCGGGAAAGTCTGTATGCTCTTTTTCCGTAGCCATTAACGAGGGTAAAGACAAGACAACATTTGTAAATTGCGTGGCATGGGAAAAGACCGCAGAGTTACTCGCCCAATACGTTCAAAAGGGTGACCGCTTGTCTGGTTCTGGCCGCCTAGATGTTAGGTCATACGAAAAGGACAGTGAGAAAAAATACGTCACCGAAGTGGTGGTTAATCAGTTTGACTTTCCGCCCAAACGTAACGAACCCACAAAGCAAAGCATGGCGGCGGTGCATGGTGGGGCTGTAGATGAATTAGAGGATGAAATACCATTTTAGGGGGCAGACATGGACACATTCATAGGACTAACAGTTTCAATCACTTTATTCTCCGCATGGCTCAATCATATATTCACTTGCTTTGCGGATGAATTGTGGGGGTTTTTATTAGCGGGTGCTGTATTTTTTCCGATTGGGATTATTCATGGAATCTGGCTCTGGTTTCAGTAATTTTAAGGTAAAGAAAATCCGTGACAAAGCTCATCTCAAATTCATACGTAGTTTACCCTGTGTTCGGTGCTTTCAAGCTCCGTCACAGGCAGCGCACATTCGACTTGGCGGTAAGGCAGGAATCGGACAAAAGCCTTGCGACTCAAAGACAATCCCTCTTTGTCCCGCCTGTCATTTCACCCAGCATAACGTGGGGGAGCAATCCTTCCACGGCGACATGGATAAGATACATGACTTGGCAAAATACTTGTGGGACAATACAGGAAAGTGGAAAGAATGCGTACTAAAGATTCGAGAGTATATCTCATTAAATCAGAGGAGGACTTAAACCGCCTGTATGATGATATCGAGCGGGAACTTATCCACGGTGCAATTGAGGTAACTTGGGGGGAGTATGTACCCAAAAGAACACTAGCCCAGAATAGGCTTTTATGGGCGTATTATACGGACGTAGGAAAGCAGATAGGACACACGCCGAATGAAGTGCATTTGTATTATAGAAGTAAGTTTTTAGCCCCCAGACTTGTCACCGTATTAGACAAGACATTTATGGAACTACCGAGTACTACTGAACTGTCCATCAAGGAAATGGTGGATTATCTAACACAAATCGAGATACACGCGGCAGAACATGGATATGAACTTTCCGCGCCGTATTTTAGAGAACTAGCATTGTATGGAGAGAAGTAATGGATAAACATGCAATAGAAGAATCGGCTGTTTTTAAAAAGATTACAAAACAAGTAGACGACATGGACATAATTGACGGTTATTTCCAAAGCGCAACATACCGTGGCGACACCGTGCGTTTACCTATATCAGACCTTGCCGAATTTATAAGATTTTTCCAACCAAACACAGATAAGTGTGAAAAATGACTGAATCCCAAGCCCTAGAAAACATGATGCAACTCGCCAATTACCTACGCGATAAAATAAACCGCAAGGACTGTAAGAAAGCGTATGAGATATTGGGACGAGAGATTATGACGATGCAGTTAAGGGTTGAACGTGGCATATAACCCGTGCGTTGCCCCTATCTATCCCACCATACCTTGCCGTTATCTCTTGAATGATTTTGAAGCTATCATCCATAATCACGCCATCATTGACCATCTTGTCTATGACCGCCTTGGAATAGTTGTCAATATCACGAAGGCGCATATCTGGCAGATAATAAGTTAAGGTAATGGTGACGGGCGTATCAATCATGGGACAAGGTAAAACGGGGCAAGATTTATCCCACTCCTTATACTTCTTGGATTTAAAGCGTTTTTGACTAGATCCGCCGCCAAACAGTGAATTTACAGAAGGCGGAAACGGTAGGGAAAATTCAATCATTATTAACTATACCAAATTATTTTAAAAAAACATCTTTTTTCTTGTTGACCTTAAATTTCATTTGTGCAATATTCAAAATACGAACAATGAAGGAGATGAAAATGACCGCCAACGATAACAACAAACCAGACGTATATGCAATATCGCGGATTAACCAGATAACAATTAGCTTGAGGTCGCGATGCCCAAAATCATAACAAATTACATTCCACTCTATGAGAGTGAGGCAAATGACAACACGTTAAAATTTAAAGAATTACTTAACTCAAGAGGGTGCTGGATTGGCTGGCAACCTGTAAAATGGAGGCCGTAATGAAACAAACAGCGCAATATTTATTCATAATTATAATAGTTTTTTTTACCGTATTTGTGGGTTTATTTTTAAAACCGCCAACGCAAGAACAAATTGACGCTTGTGTAGCTTCGTCAAACTACACAGCAGAAGAATGTTTGATAGAATTAACGAGGTAGCAAAATGGACAAACATGACATACTACTATTTATGCGTGGCGTATTCTGGACACTCTTTATAGGCATGGCCGCTTGGATTGCGTTTGATGTGAATAAAATCGTCGCGCATTATAAACAGGCGGAATACATGAGATTAAACATTGAACAGGCTTTGGAGGAGTAATGAAAAAAAACGCGCAAAAGGTAACGCCAGAACAAATAGGGGCGTATATTAAAAAACACAAAGAAGCAAGTGTGGAGGATGTAGCGTCACATTTTGGAGTATGTGGAGCGACAATCAAGCGAAACGCAAAAAAGCTTGGATATAAACTTAAAAAGATATGGGTGATTGGATGATGCACTACATGGGAAAAGATGTAAAAACAGGCAAGCACATGGTTTATGTATCTTGCGTAACAGGCACAACTGAAATTGTTTATTACGACACTTTGAAAGAAGCCGATGCCGCGATTCAGGAGGATTTTCAGGCCGAGCGTGAAGGGAATTTATTAAGATGACAACGATGGATAAATTAAGCCAGATAAGGATTGACGTGCTTGATTTACAATCAAAAGAGCCGCACCTATCACGCAGTCTTGATGGAGTTATTGATTACCTGGACGATGCCATAGACAGCCAGCATGAACACGATGGTACTGGTAAATATGCGCCAACGGAGGAAGATTTAGAGTATATGGAGCGTGAGTTAAAAATGGAAGGAGAGCGAGAATGATTGAATGGCAAAATGTCGGCGTAGAGGAGTTTATAGGATGATTTGCTTTTTAGATAAAACTTTCTGCGGCTCTAAAAATTGTGACGGCTCTTGTGGAAGACAATGGACAAAAGAGCTAGAAGAACGCGCTAAGAAATGGTGGGGCGGTGATGATGCTCCAGTAGCATTTAGTAATTTTTGCGATGAGGGGAGGACAAAATGAACGGCTACACAAGACCAATTACATGGTGGCTAGTATTGATATTTTGCGCATCATTTTGGGCGTGGTTAATAACTTTTATTTATAGTGTGGTGACGGGAAATGGATGATAATAAATTTTCATATTTTGAAGGGTTTAGAGATGGTTTGCTAGATGCGGCTTACTTTTTGCAACATTTGGCAGAAAACAGTCCACCAGAGATTAAACACATAACAGCGGAATTTAAGACCATATCAGACACAATGCGCTCTAAAGCAGAGGCATCATACGAATTTGCAAAATCTATAGGTCAAACACAACAATGAAAACAATCGTACATTTTAAAAACAAAGGCCAAGAATGGTACATAGGATTAACGCTACAGTTTAACGGTTATACGGATGATAAGAAGGCTGTCCGCAGGGCTGTCATGCAAGAGGTTGGCGAACGCTGGCCAGATGCGAAGGGATTTGTGCAAAGGATTGAGGTGAAGCATGATTAATGACCGATAAAATCAAGGAAGCGCGGGAATGGCACAAGGACGGAGAAATTACAGCATAATTTTTGCGGGAGGGGTGAGCAATCCACCCCAAACATATTATAAAAGGAATAGCTAAAATGAAAGAACACCAAAACGACAGATATTTAACAACGCAAGATGGCGAGGTTTTTGACCGCCTAACAAACAGTTTTGTGGTAGATATAGAGCCGATTAATACCTATGAGAAGATGCCCCAAAAGGTGGATGGTGATAACGCCGAAGCCGTAGCGGAAACCATCCTCGAAGCCCTATCCGCTTATGAGAAGTTGCAGGGAGTGGACTTGGATTTAATGGCAAGCGTTTACGAAGAGGAACGTGCAAAATATATTAACGGCAGGAGCGCAACAATGACCGATAAAATCAAGGAAGCACATGAATGGCACAAGGACGGAACACTTCTTTACACGCTGAAACATGCGGGGTGGGAGAATGGCGTTGAGCAATTTCAGAACGAAACAACAATCAAGGTGGAAGGCGATAACGCCGAAGGCGTAGCAGAAACCATCCTCAAAGCCCTGTCCGCTTATGAGAAGTTGCAGGGAGTGGATTTGGATAGGTTGTTGGTTGACATACAGGTTTTGGAGGACGTTGTTAAAATACCTGACGTCCCAAGTATGTCATGCTTACGAAGAGCCGCCCAAACACTCGCGGATATTGGAGGGGATGGCCGATGAGTGAATCGTTGGTCGTGTTAGTGGGAATAGGAATACTTCTGTATGGCTTAGTAAGATTATTGCCAGATAAACCTATGTACCTTCACCCGTGCGGAAACAAAAAATGTAAGCGTTTAAAACTGGAAAGCAGCGGTAGTATTTCTCAAAGTATTTTAGAGGGATTACAATGTCCTATTTGTAAAGAACAATTTTTACTAATAATAAAGGAAACCAAAAATGACGAATGACGCGCTTAAGGCTTTGGATGATGCAAAATGGAAGGGAGAACCTTGCGACAATCCAAAAAAGGGATGGATATGTGATAGTCGCGGAAATCGTTTAACAAAATTGGGTAATAGAAATGCTTTTGGAAAAATTATAAAAGCACACAATCAAGAAATTGAAGTTTTACAGCACAAAATCCGCGCCGCCCTGTCCGCCTATGAGAAGTTGCAGGGGGTGGATTTGGATACCGTTAAAGAAATTGAAGAAAGATGGGGCGACAGATTTTTAGAATTAGAAGAACCTGTACCAGAGGGAATGAAAAGAATGGGTTATGTTGTGGACATACATTTTTTACTTACACAATTAAAGTCCGCCAAATTGGTCGCGGATATTGGAGGGGATGGATGATGTATGTAGTAAACACTTATTATACCTCTCCACTCTTTGACGGATTCAAATTGCTTACACAAAGAGAGTACCGCTGGTTATGGTTGGCAAAATTCGATTGTTGGCTAACGCCTTCATACGTATATCAAACAAGAAGTTTTATCTACACAGAAATAGTAAAGGAAACCAAAAATGACAACCGATAAGACCGCGCTTGTTGATGAATTAAAGATACTTAATAACAATATTGAAGCCATTCAGGAAGTTAAGGCCAGAATTGAAGGTTTTCTTTTTGGAAACAAATCTTCTTGTTTTAAGATTGACAGAAAGAGCCTTGAAGAAATGGCTGAAATGTTCTGTGTAATAGGCGACTACATGAAAACATTGCGCCCGTTATTGGCTGACATACGCTTCCCCACACAAAAAAATGGCTGTTGTGACATAGACCCCGACAGGTGCGCTGGGATGTGTGAAGATGCTGTGGAGGCTTTAAACAAACTTGGTGACAGTAGCTCTTTGCCAGATATTGAACGGAACGATTGCGAAACCATAATCCGCGCCGCCCTCGCGCCCGTGGATGTGGATGCTGGATTGCGTGCTTTAGACTATCAGCGTGATTTGGCCTTTATTTTCATGGTTGCTAAAGGCTCTAAGGACTACGACGAAACTATTGGAGATAGAATAGAGAGAGTTCAGGAGCTAATATTACAATTAAAAAAGCAAAACGACTACCTCGCCGCCCGTGGATGCTTTTGGGGATGGCAACCGATAGAAACTGCGCCAAAGGATGGGACTTGGATTATGGTTTACTGGCCAACCATGGGCATTGGGCAATATCCATTTGTTGTTTTTTGGGATGAAGGATGGCAACCTGCGCGGTATTCAGACCGTGATTACGGTGAAGCTTTTCCAACCCACTGGATGCCATTACCAGCCGCGCCGAAGAAAGAGGGGGTGTGAAATGGGCATTATTGACACAACAAACCAAGCCGACTTTATAATTAAAAAATCAAACAGAGAAATTGAATTGTTTAGAAAAATTCTTTTTGACAAGCTATGTAAAAAACTTGATGGAATGGATATAGAAGGAATTACCGTGAGCGTGCTTTCAATGGATAGTGATAAAATTTTATTTGATATGAGGGGCGTTGAGGGCTTTGACCATATAGAATTTAAAATAACTCAAACTGGGTGGGGGAGGTCAGTAAAGTGACCCCGCAGGAACGCACATGAAAACCAAAACAAAATGGTCACAAGCTGACGATGCACTGTTAATCAAACTCGTGCGTAACTACCACGGATACGAAGACATCGCCCGTACATTAGAGCGTGAAGTACCAGCGGTTAAAGCTAGGCTTAAAAAGCTAGGCGTATCTCACCCTGCTTATACGAAAAAGCGCGGCATACCGTGCATGAAAGAGCTTGGTAGCATGGATGAAAGGGCTTATACGTCATACGGACAACGAACAACGCTGGATAAGATAAAGAAAAATCAGTGCTGTTTTCCAATGTTTGATAACACAGGATATTGCGGCGCGGAGGGTGTGACAGAAAAAGGCTATTGTCAGGCACACCATGATTTGTGCTACCGTAAGATTAAGAAAACAAAATCTATTGAATGGCAACATTGGAAGCCTGCAAAATGCTAACATCACGCCACAAAGACATAATAATTTCTGGCAGGAGCGAAAAGGAAATTGTCCGAAAGTGGGAAGGATTGGCGTATGGGGCGCAAAAATCAGGTGACTATGTAATTGCGCAGGAGTATTTTCAACAAGCAGAAGGATGGAAAAAGTGAAAGCAATTTACGTTCATATAGAAAAAGATGGAGTGCCAGTTTACTATTCACATGATGGTGATATTGATGTTTACATTATTGATGATAACTGCCCGAACGATAGGGTTTTTAAATTATCAAATTTAAAAGCGTCATCACATATATTAGATATATTAGAAAAAGAAAACATATGCCATCCCAATGATGCTAGGCAAAAAAAACTCATATCTGATATTGAGGGAAAACTACACATTGAGATAGTAAAATGATTAAGCGCATATTCGGCTGTTACCACAACAAGCCGCTAACCGCATGGACGTTTGACGGATATGGTCATGTATTGACTTGTTGGGTAAAGGGGGTATGATGGCGATGGATGGGTTAAGTCTGTCAAATCCTACCAGATGGGGGAGTTAGAACATAAATATGGGAAAAGTGTAAGGCTTGTATTTAATGGATGATGTGCTATCGTGTCCTCACTAGCAACATTAACATTATGAGGAATACCATGATTATTAAATACTACACTGCAGACCTTCGCACCATCATCATTGATGGAGTTTCAGATGTTCACATTAATGCAAACCCTTGTTTTGGTGATTTTGCATTAGACCCGTGGCAAGTTTTTAAGTTTGATGAACCAGAAGATTGCGTTCCAATTCCAAAACCCTCAAAGGTTATTACATATAGCAAAGATGGATGTTGTGTTTTATATGTCTATAATGTTGCCTATGTTTGTAATGATGATGGCAAGACAATAGAAAAAGTTGTCGCTTAAATAATACCACTATGCAAGTTAGGCCATTGTCTTTCTTGTTGACCCCGCCCTAAAAAAGCGGGGTTTTTATTTAACGGATAGTTTCGTTATTAACCACAACAGCCCTTGCGTCCTCTTTGGTCAACCTAGATTCAATCGACAAATACAACGGTTCTGACGCACACATCATAGGGGGTGTCGCGCACCCACTCACAATAACGCTTACGCAAATCAGCATCATCCAATTTATTGACTTCTTTCTTGCGCTCAATACGCTTCTTTTTTTCATGCCGTATAGCCCTATTCTGGTTTTCTGCACATTCTGCCCTGCCTTGCTCTAAACCCGCTGTACGGGCTGATTTTAGCGCACTGTGAATAAAAAAGCCACCCAATGCTATGACACAAAGGGCGGCTAAGTAAGGAAAGGATTTAATCATACACAGTTTACTTTTTGGGAACTACGGAGAAGTAATCTAGGAAGGCAAGAACCTTAGCCAGAATAGCATCATCGTTTTGGGATGGCGTGATTTTGACGATTGCAGATGCGATTGTAACAACGCCGCCGATGATAGCGAGTGCGAGTTGCAGAGTTTCGGCATTAAGAAGTGCGTTAAGAATTTCCATAGTACCCCCTAAAGTTAGAACCTATGCGGCTGATGACGCGCTGATGAGAGAAAGGAAAGGCCGCATAGGTTTAAGAGTATATTAACAAATCATGGTAAACAAAACAAGCCCTTTTTAAAAAGCATAAAATAGGCATAAAATTATTATTTTATGCTTTTGGCCAAACAATTACTTTTTCGCCAATATAATCGCCATAAACGTAGCCAATGGCATATCGGATTTGAGCGAGTTACATTGATTGCATGCGGCCACAAGGTTAAATGTGTCAGATATGCGAAACTTTGACTTAGGGATGATATGGTCTTTTGTTGCCGTATTAGGCTGCCCTAATCTAAGGGTCATTTCGTCATGGCAGTAAGCGCATTTTCCAGCTTGTTTTTCAAATAACTCCACAAGCTGGCGTTTGCGTTTCATTTATAATACCTGCGGTCAAGCTCAAAATGAGGGCCGTCTTTAAATTTCCAATCACCGCCCCAGACTATTTTGATATTATCCTCTGCGGCGGCATCCTTTACGGCTTTGGCGAGTTTGTGATATAGCGGCCAATCCCACCTTAAGCGGCCATTGACAAATGGGGCTATGTCTACCGCGTGGCCTGTCAAATGGCGGCTATTCATGGTTTTGGTTGCCCCAGCTTCAAATAGCTTTTTTTGCTCCTCAATAGTCCTAAGCCCATCAATAACGGCAAAGTCTATAGGCGTTATTTGTATGGCACGTTTTATCACCGTAACCAAGGATGGATGCACGCCTTCTAAGTTATCAAGTGACCGTTTGGATAGCTTAAATGTCATAGACACAACCATAACCCAAAACCCACAAATGCACCAGATAGAATTTCGCCTATCCGAGAGCCTTCTTTGGTATCAATGCCCCAGCCGATTGCATACGCGAATCCTCTCATAGCACCGCCAACCAATAAGGCGTAACCCTCTAAGCCGTGTGCCATAAGGATGATTGAGGGGATAAGGACTTGAACCGCGCCAAGAACGGTATTGCCGATAAAATCGTATGTCTTG